ACTAAGTTTGAATTTGACAATGTAACTACTACATTAAAAATGTCAAATGGTTCCAAAATTGAAATGGAGTGGAAAAATACCGAAAAAGGTAGAAAACCAAATACAATTGAATTATTTGTAAAACCAACAAACAATACAAATTATACTTTAATTAGTGGTAGCGGATGGAATGTTAGTTTAGTTGGTTCAAACAAAACTAATTTTGGTAATGTAATTTTTAATTATAGTGGTTCAAATAATCCATTAACATCATCTTTATTACCAATATTTAACGGGAATTTCTTTGGTATATCTGTGAGTAGTGGTTCAAATGGATTGAAGTTAGATGTAAGACAGGCAGATAAAGAAAGAACAATATTCCAACAATCAATTACATCATCAAATTATACAAATTGGAATGATGGTTCTACAATATATTTGGGTGGAAATTATATTGGTAGTGTAGACGAATTCCGTTTGTGGTCTGAGGTTTTAGATACTGAAAGATTTTACGAACACGTTTCATTCCCTGAAATGATAAATGGTAATCACACATCATCTTCAACTGATGATTTATATTTCCGTTTAGATTTTGAATATCCTAAAAACTTAAATACATTTACATATTTACCAAATGTAGATACGAACATTTATTTTAGTAGTAGCTTAAAGAGAAATGATTATGAAAATGGAAGTTCTGCACCATTATATTCAGAAAACCCATCTCCATTATTATTTGCAACTGCTAGTGGGTTTTTAAATCTAACATCATATCCATATCAATTTGAAGCAATAGATAGAACGGTTGTATTGGAAATACCAGATGCAGGTTCTACAAGATATTCTACAAACAAAGTTAGATTTGAATCACAAACTTTAGTTTCGGATTTATCTTCAAAAACTAGAGCAATATTGGTGACCCATCCGATGATTACAAACCAAATTATAGTAGATTAGATTCTTTAAGAAATTACTATTTCCAAAGATTTGATGGCAGAGATATTTACTCATATATTAACTTAATCAAACTATATGAGAAATCAATGTTTGAGGATATTAAGAAGATGTTACCAGCAAGGGTTAAAGCTACTACTGGTCTTTTAATCGAACCACATATTTTAGAAAGAAGTAAGATTGAACAAAAGAAACCAATTGCAGATGATTATCAAAAACAAGCTTTTATACACTTAGAAGACACTACAATAATAGATTCTGAAAATAATCAGTATGATAGTTTGGTTGATGCAAATTTATCCGAAAACCTAATTGCTGAAAATAATCAGTATGATAGTTTGGTTGATGCAAATCTTTCTGAAAATTTAACTTCTGAAAATTATCAATATGATACTTTAATAAATACAGAAGATACTACATTGACATTTGCAGAAAATTATCAAAAAGAAGTAACTATTGATGCCGGATTGAATGAACCAACTATTTTAACTGAATTGGATATTTACGATATAAACACTATTGTAGGTCAATCCGATTTAGAAACTTTGGGATTCGGTATTTATGCACAAAGTGGTTCTGCAATTAGAACATACTTTGACAAAAATGGAAGAAGAGTTAAAGAGAGAGTAAGAGTTCAAATAATTACTGAACAAAAACAAAGAGAGGTTTCGAAATTTAAAATAGTAATAGATGGTAAAGGTGACCCTAGAGGTGGAACCGAATTAACATCGTCTTATTATACGGAAAGGATATTAAATATTCAACCATTCTCTGGATCTACTCCTCCTGTTGTTGGTGGTGATATTATTGAAGTAAAAAATGTAAGTGGATACACATCTACTCATTATAGAAATACAAACGATTTAACGAGAGGATTACAGAATTCTTTCTTTAGAGGTTCAAAAAATACTGCAGCAACCACTTTAGACGGAAGTTCTCCAATTGAAACATTTGTATCTAATCCAAATACATTGACGGTAAATAGAACAGGTAGAAATACTGCCGAGCCAATTTTGGAAGTAGAATAACGGAATTTGAAAATTATTATATTTATAAACAAAGATTTAATACAATACTATGGGATATTTAAGTAATACCGAATTAACAGTTGACGCTATCTTAACAAAAAAAGGTAGAGAAAAATTAGCAGCTGGGCAAGGATTAAACATCACTCAATTTGCTTTAGCAGATGATGAGATTGATTACACACTTTACGAACCAGCTCACCCATTGGGTTCAGCTTACTACGATGCAGCTATCAAAAATATGCCTGTGTTGGAAGCTAATCCTGATGAAACTCAAGTAATGAAGTATAAGTTAGTAACTTTACCAAAAAATACAACTAGAATTCCGGTTGTTGAATTTGGTGTTCCTAATGTTTCAGTAAACCAAAGAAGTGGTGAAGTTGCATTATCTCCAACTACATCTCCTGCAGGTAATAGAAGTTTAGGATATACAATCGTATTATCTAACAAAAATGCCGGTGATATAGTGGGTGAAGGTGTTACATCGGATATTGGTTCAGTTCCAGTATTTATTGGTGATGACATTTCTGCAACTGCAGCAATCGCTAAAGGATTAACTTTCAAATTTATTCCAAACCCATCATTAACTTCGACTATCAAAACAACTATTACAGTTTATGGTAACGAAACGGGTGGTTCACAAACTATTCCAGTAACAGTAACTTACGTTCAATAATAAAATACTATGGCAGTAATAAGAGACAATAGAGGAGCCCTTTTAGCAAGTAATATATCAAATTACTTAGCAAGTGCAGCAAACACCGCAGGAACTCCAGTAGATACTAACGAATTAGTTAGAATCGTAAACCAATTTTTAGGAACCGGTGAACAAATCAGTTCGGATATCACTACAATCACAAATGGTATCTACAAAAAATTTGGCACAATTGACAAAGTAACTAACAGAACTGAAATCGTAACTTCTGGAATATGGAGTGGAGATACTGGTTCATTAGCAGTAAATGCAACATACACTTCTTCTGCACAAGTTGCAAGTGTTAGTGGTAAATATTATATCGATGTATATAACGCATTAACTTCGTCTGATGCAGCTGAGGTTCAATTCTCAATTGCATATGGTGATGTTGATGGTTATGGTGCACCAACTTTAACACAAACTGATTCATCTACTTTACCTTCAAAAGCAACTTATAATCAATATAAGAATATTTTGTTAGATTCTGCAGATTCCTTCTTTAGTGTATATAGTGGTTCAACTGCTGCATCACATGATTTAAGAAACTTCTACGCAGTAAATGTTAATAGAGCAAGATACAAAGAAAGATTAGACCCAGGTAATGTTTCATTAAAATTAGTTGGTTCATTGGGTGAAGTAACTTTAATTGACGATAGTGGTGGAACTGATGAAAATGTAACTACAGCTGGTAGAGTTTATAATTTAGTTAGTGGTTCATTAAATATTGGTTCTGCATTAACTGCATCAATCAATACTTATACTGCATCAAATGGTCAAGGTTTCGGATTATTCTATCCTGATATGGGTGTTATGATTTTAAACCCAGAAGCACTTGCGGTTAGTGTAAATTCAAATTTAGCACCTGCAAATTCTTCAATAACCGATGTGTATCACAATAATTCAACATCAGCTTCAGTAACGGTTGGAGTATCTGGTTCAATTGCATTATTAAAAGCAATGGCAAGTGGTTCCGATTTCCAAGCAAGAAGAACTGAAAATGTTTCTACATCTCATTATTTTGTTAGAGCAAACAATAGAGAGTTTAACTTCTCAAATAACCCAACATTCGTAACTGGTTCAGTTGGAGCATTTGTTAACTCATCATTTGAAAGAGACCCTAAAGTTTATATTACAACTGTTGGTCTTTATGATGACGCAAATGAATTATTAGCAGTAGCTAAAACTTCTAAACCAATTGAAAAATCATTTGATAAAGAGGTTGCAATTAAAGTTAAATTGGATTTCTAATCGGAGAATATATTAAAAATGTGAAACCCCCTTTATTTGGGGGTTTTTCATTAAAAGAATATTTATATACGATATGTTAAAAAGAATACCGAAGTCAGATATTAGTATTAGGCCATTTAAGGCATATAAAGAATGGAGTTTTGATGAAACATCTACTGAACTTACATTATTAGAAGCAAATGCGACTTCAAGTCTATCTTCCAGTTATTATCCTAAAAATTCTATATATGGACAACTTAAATCTCAATTCTATAATGGTTTAGAAGATAATCCATTTTTAAGATTTGGAGATAAAACAAATGTATACGAAACATCAATTGGTGGCAAAGATAGATTTTTAAGTGGGAGTGCAAAAGTAATATCTATACCACAAATATATGTTGGTGAAGGGATTAAAAAAGGTTCTGTTAGTTTAATGGATAGTGGTAAAACGTATGTAGATGCATCTGGTAATTTAATAGATTCGGCGGGAGATTATATTAACATTGTTTTTGTAAATTTAGAAGATAATCAAATATCATTCACCGATAATATCGATACTTCATATGTTGCATCTTTTCAAACAGCTGATGGGGATTTTGATATTGAATCTGGTATATTTAATTTGATTTATAATGGTACCAGTTATGATATGAATATCATTTCCTTTGATATTCAATCCGGTGTTATGGTAATAGAAAATATTCCATTTATAGATGATGTTTATGTAAAATTAAAAATAGGCAATATATTTTATACACAAGGTTTAATTGTTGTTACTAGAAATGTAAATGATTTATTATTAACCGATTGGGATTTATCATTTAAATCAACAAAAACAATATATGAACATGAATATTTGTTAATTGCAAATGAAGATGAGTTCAATGTTTCACAAAACCCATCTGCCGTTGTTGAGGTTGGAAAATTAACTGAATTTATAACCGGTAGTGATAATAAAATATATAAAGTGACAACTAATCCGGGTGTAAAATATATTAAGAAAAAATCAATATTAGAAACTGGTGAAATATTAGATTATAGAATACCATCACAATATACTTCATCTATATCCGGTGGATTTGAACACTATGATTTAAGTGGTTCGGTGGATAGTACGGGTTCATTCTTAACACCGTTTATAACAACGATTGGATTATATGATGATAATTGTGATTTAGTTGCAGTTGCAAAATTACCACAACCAATAAAATCAGAACCAGATATTCCTGTAAACTTTATTGTCCGTTTTGATACATAATCAATATTTATATAAGTAAAACAAATAAATATGTCAAAAATTTTAGATTTATACAAATCTTCACAAAAAGATTTAGGAGTAGATAAAATCTCATTCACTGCATTTGAAAATGCAAAAACTCCATATACAACGAATGACCTTAAAAAGGCAGACGATAAAGTATTGAATGCTGAAAAATTAAAAGTTGGTAGAGCTGGTAGTTTAAATGAAAAAAGATACTCAGATACTATATCAACTTCGAAAAGTAAATAATTTTAATGGCTAAAAAAGTTACAAAAAAGATAAATCCAAAGTGGGTTGCAAAAAAGTATGGATTTAAGTCTGGTTTAGAAGAATCCATATCATCTCAAATAGAAAGTAGAGGTATACCGGTAGAATATGAAACCGAAAAGGTTGAATATATCATACCTGCATCAACTCACAACTATCATCCTGATTTTAAACTACCAAATGGAATTAGAGTAGAAACAAAGGGTAGATTTGTTGCTGCAGACCGTAAGAAACAC